CACCTCGTCCAAGATGAGCAGATTGGTGTTTGCGCTGTTCTTGATTCGTGCAATCTCACGCCACGCGAGAAGCAAAGCCAAATCAATACGCATCTTTTCACCCTCGCTGAAACTCATATACGAGAAAGCGTCACGGTGTCTACTCTTGATGGTTTCATTGAACTCTTCGTCAAGTGTAAAGTTGGCAAAGAAATCCATCGTGTTCAGATACTTGTTGATGGTCTTGTTGATGATGGGTAGATAGTAGCGAATGATCTTTGCCTTGATGCCGCTATCCTTCAGTAGCGATGCTGCTACACTATAGTAGTGCATCTCTTCCACCAGGCTATTCTTGGATGACTCGTTCTTGTTCAAGTCTCCCTCGAAATCCACCAATCGCTTCTGATGATCTGTGTCTTCAGTTTCCTTGTTCTGAATGGCTTTGTTCTCTTTGCTGAGTTTACCGATGTAGGAGTTGCACGCCGTGATGGTGCTGTTTGCCTCCATCGTCTGCGTGTTCAGCGTTTCTAGTTCGGTAGATATCTCTTCATACTCTTCAATCTGAGTTCGCTTGGTTTCAATCTCGCTAACAATGGCACCAACTGCTTCGTTCAGTTCACCCTGCTTGCTTTTCTTCTTGCACAGTAATCCGTGAATAGGTTGACTAGCCTTGTCGATGGACTGATGACAAGTGGGGCATACCTCATTGTTGTCAAAGAATGACAACTCCTCTCCTACCTTTTTGCGATTGGACTCTAGTTGCTTATGAAAGGTTTCTAGTTTAGTGATCTGCTTTAGCAAAGCAACCTTTCCTTGTAACTTGACCTTTACTTTCTGAATCTGCTCATTCAGGACAATCAGTTCTTCCTGCTTATCTTCAATCAACAATTCAGAGCGGGCGATCTCTTTCAGATTTCCCTGCACCTGTTCGTCAGTCTTGCTCTTTAGTCCTGCGATCAAGTCTTTCTGAGCGCGAATAGATTCGCGTAGAATTGCGATCTTGCGTTCGTTGTCTGCAATCTCTTCTTTGAGAGTAGACATCTTTGCCTTGAGAATGGTGTTCATGGTAGAGAACACATTGATGTCAAGGATATCTTCAATCACAGCACGGCGATCAGATGCCGGCAACTGCATGAACGGCACAAACGAAGAACTACCAAGGATCACAACCTGTGTGAAAGACTTGTAGTTCATCTTCAGAACTTGCTCCTCAAGCATCTTCTGATAGTCCTTTGTGGTGGCGTGCTGATCCATCAGGTTGCCATTCTTCCACACCTCAAAGCGATTCGGTTTGATACCACGAACCACGCGATAGGAATCGGTAGCAATGGTAAACTCCACCTCTACCAAGCAGTCTTTCTCATTGATGCTGTTCACCAACTGAGGAAGATTGATCTTCCTGAATGGCTTTCCGAACAATCCAAAGGTGATGGAATCGAGCAGAGCAAACGACTTACCATGCCCATTCAGTCCCGAAACAAGAACCATCTTCGCCTTGTTCAGTTGAATCTCTGTGAAGTTGTTTCCGAACGATCCAAAGTTCTTGAATCGAACCTTCGTGAAGGTAATCATACAGACAGACTCTCCATGTACAGATCGCGCACGATGCGCTTCAGCATGGACTTATCATGCACCTCTTCCATACCATCAATCTCTTTGTTGATTAGACCAAGCGTGTCTAGTGCCATGTCTGCTGCGGGTTCGCCCGTACTGGTGTCCGGGTTCTGTTCGACAATGGTTACGCCCATAGCGGGAGCAGAGTAGATACCGTCCAAGAACTTATCGAACACATATGGCTTAGTCTTTGCGTCCACGAACACCTTCACATAGGTGTTTGCATACCGCGAGAAGTCTGCGTTCTCTAGCAGTTTACTGTAGTCGTGCCGCGAATCATCGTAACGAATGGCATGGAACATCTTGTTGGGGTTCTCAACGAACTCCAGTTCACGGGTTTCAGTATCAAGCACATGGAACCCCTTGCGATCTTCTAAGTCGTTGAAGGTGATCTGATACTGCGTACCCAAGTACTGCACATTCCCACCGCCATGCTTGTGATGGAAGTGACCTGACAGAACCATCTCGTAGCGGGCAAGCAGATTGGCAGGCATACCACCCTCAAACTTCACACCGCGCATGACCTGATAGCCTTCCAGTTCAAAGTGTCCGCAGATCACAGGACACTTGCTCTTCCTGATGAATCGCAGGAAGTCTTCGTAGTTGTTCTTGTTGATCCACGGCACCATCGCAACACGCAGGGAGTCAAACTGCAACTCAACCGGCTCTTCATAGATGTTGAAGTTGGTGTAGCGATCTCCGAATAGTTCCTTTGGAGAGTTCACTAGGTTGGTGTTCTTGTAGTACACATCGTGGTTGCCGAGAATGCAATGCACGGTCATGCCGCGCTGCAATAACGGTTCCATGAATCGAGTGCGTACCTGATTCAGCGTTTGGAAGTTCACGAACTTGCGGCGATCCAACAGATCACCCAAGTGCAATACGGTGTCGATCCCATGCTTATCGCAATAAGGAAAGAACACATCATCAAAGAACTTGAAGAAGTACTCACCAAACGCCGGAGAATCAGACCTGGCGCCAAAGTGCGTATCGTTAATGATAGCCAGTTTCATCGTGAACTACTCATACCAATTATACCCCCTCGTCACACTTCGTCAAGTCTAATGCGCTTTACCTTCTTAGATTTCTTGCCCGTTCTTCGCGGGGCATCTGATTTGGAAAACTTGGCAATGTCAGTCTGCGACAGACGAAAGAACTCTGCAATAGGATCGTCAATGGGGCCTTCTGCCGACTCTAGTAAATTGCGGCGTACCCTGCCTGTTTTGTCTGCCGCTTCTAGCATCTTGTACCTGATGTACATTTGCTTCTTCTCTTTGGCAATTCTGCGTAGAAAGGCAAAGTAGATGATCTGTGTGAAGTATGAGAACGGGTTCTTGGACTTGCCAGGATCGAAGTTACTGGCATACATCAGGCAGTTTTCGATGCCATCGCCAATCATCTCTTCTCGGTAAGGATAGTTGATGAAGTTTGGTCGATACGACAAGTGGGTGGCAATGTCTAGAAAGCATTTGCCAATGTAGTCTGTTACAGGAGGTGTCTTTCGCTCTGCTGCGCGTGCTGCGTTAACAACATCCTTCCACTTCACCATCTCTGCATAGAACACTTTGTTGTCGATGTAATGCCCGGACTTAGTTTCTTCTTCGATGTCTTTCTCTATGTCCTTGGCATCTATCTCAACTTCATCATCAGCCGTCTCTTGTTTTGGTTTGCGCTTCTTCATAAGTCTCCATTTCGGTCGCAAGTATATCACGGATTCACAATAGTGCTATTCACTTGAAAAAACTCTTAGATTTTCTATGAGGCATTGACTGCACCACTTCTACATAAAGTGAAGGTTTCACGGTCCATAGTATCAAAGGTAATCACGGGGATCAGGCGACCAATCATTTAGTCGGTTACCGTACTCCGTATTAGGACCATCATTCTTCTCATCAGATGGAAGTTGTTCAGGTTCAGATGCCTCTTCTTCATCCATACGCTCAATACGCTCAATACGAGCATCTTCAATCATCTCCGGTGTAACTTCGCCACTCTTGATCTGATTTAGAAACTCCTCCATGAGCGAAGATCCTGCTTCTAGTTCAGCCTGTTCTGTTGCGTTTAGTTTGAAGATGCCACCATTCCTCAACACCATGAGATAGTGGGCAATTGCTTTGTCGCTTGGCGTCATGCAATCCAAGATGTGTGCTTTAGGCAAAGAAATGACCCCATCCTTTGTCCAGTTTATCCACTTCTTCATCAGTATGCGCTCATCGCGTGGAATGCCATTTTGGTCGATCAGCACAAGAGTCTCAAGGGTGAATGGGTTTTCCAGTACCATGCGGGTCTTGGTGACTCCACGAACTGTGGCAATGATATCATCTCCGGTCTTTAGTTTGATTATGGTTGGATCGCTGAATTCCATCGCGCCTCCTATAGTTTGATTGTGACTGTACTGTAGTCAAACCTCTCGGTTGCATAGAGTTTCATGCGTTCCAAGAAGTGATTCAAGGTGAAGTTCACCTTGGATTTCCACCGCAGATCATCTGCAACATCATATAGTCTGGCTCTTTCCTTATGCTCCGACTTGCGGAGTTGACGACCGATACTCTGAAGCACCCTGATCCTACTCTTGGATGGGGATGCGAACACTATGTTATGTAGTCTTCTGATGGAGACTCCGGTGCTGAAGGTTCCATAGGACGCTACGATTATGGCATTGTCTTTGGTTTCCGCAATGGTACGCACATACTCGCGTTGCTCAACATCCGTCCCTCCGAACACGAAAAACACTTCCTTTCCTAGCGTTTTGCCTTGTGCGAGGATCATGTCATGCAAGGGTTTACCGTGCTTCTCCACATATTGAAACAGCACTAGGGTGTTGCCTTTGGTCTTACACGCCAGGTCTGTGATGAACTTGTTGCGCTTGGGGTGAGAAACCAAGAAGTCGATTTCCTCTTGATAACGCATGGCTTTTACCGCTTTGCAGTCCTCGTCAGAATACTTCAAAGTGATGCAGTCGATGGTGAAGTCGCTGAGTAGTTTCTGCTTGATGAGTTCCGTAGTGCTTGTGATCTTGTGAACAGAGCCAAACAGTCCCTCGATGATGAGGCGATGCGTCTGCGTACCGTCGAGGGTTCCTGTGGTGCCTATGCGGAACTCACAGTCGATCAGGCGAGACATGATAGTTGCCAGCGACTTCGCTTTGTACAGGTGACATTCATCACCGAATACCGATCCGAACTGCTGAAACCACTTCACGGGTTGCTTGTAGATGCTCTGCCATGTGGTGATTACCACCTGTTTATCCGTAGTTTTGCTCTGCCCCGCGAAAATCTTGTGAATGTGCTTCGCTGCCTTCCAAGACTTGTCGCCAGATGCGTAGTCGATGAAGTCATTCTCCATCTGTGCTACAAGCGAGGTGGTTGGTACGATGATGAGTACCTTTCGCTTGTCTTCTTCCAATCGTCTACGAATCAGAGTGTAGATGATGAGACTCTTTCCCGATCCAGTAGGGGATAGCAGAAGGCATCGTTCTCGGTTCAGCGCATGGCACACCGCATCCACCTGATGTTGATGCGGGTCGATAGGTTTGCCTGCCGCTACCAATTTCAGGGTTTTCATGTACTTGCGTACATCTTCGTGCGTCCATGTGTTTTGTGCTTCAGGGAACGAAACCCCTACCCAATAGTTGCGTTCGGTTGCAAATGACTTCACATAGTCGAGCAGTCCGCAGTATAGTTCTTGCGAGTGTTGGTTGTAGAGTCTGATCTTTCCGTCCCACATTCTGCTGCGATACGCAGGCATGAACTGGAATCCAGGCACCTTGAAGGTAAAGAAGTCTGTCAGTTCTTGTGCAACGCTCTTGCTACCGCAATCGACCTTCAAATACACAGAGTTCTTCTTGCTAATGATGATGCTCTCCATGTCATTATTTAGGGTGTCCATTGCTTACCCCTCACACGCACGGAAACTGTTTGTACTTGGAACACTACACCGGACCACAAGACGCACTTGATTCCCGATTCGCACATCATTTCCCATCCTCGGTCAATGCTTGCACGACGCAGTATTGATGCATCGGGAGCATACAGGTCAAGCATTTCTCGATGCGCGACCACATGAGTGATACCCGCCTGAATCAATCCTCTAGCGCAATCTATGCATGGAGCCAGAGTAACATACGCATGGCATCCTGTGGTGGATAGCACACTTTGGCAGCAACGATACAGAGCATTCCGCTCTGCGTGTTCCATGTATATGGTTTTCTGAGCAGACTCATTCAACCGTTCGTGAGTGTGCTGCAATCCTTCCGGTAATGCATTTGATGCTCCCGCAATCACTCCCATTGTTGGATGTACGATCACGCATCCTACTTGGGTAGACGGATCAGGACTATGTTGAGCGAAGCGATATGCTTGCTTCATATACGAAGCATATACCGCTCCTTCTCCAACAAATCCCGTTACCGTTTGCATCATGCTCCGTGTGTGAACTTTTTCCACTCAATCGCGCTACGGATGTTCCAATGCAGATTCCCAACCGCCTTGATTACTCCCGTAAGTAATTCGACCTTCTCTTCGCAGAACGCAAGTTTGGTTAGAATGGTAGCCAAATCTGTGTCGCTCTCCAAGTACTTGTCCAAGTCTTGGCGCAGAATCTTCAGATGAAATGGTTCCCATCCAAGTTCTGCCAGTCTCTCTTCGCTCATCCTACCTGAGTAGTACTCCCACTTGTCGCGCTTCAGCGCAGATAGGTCCAGTTTCAGTTTGCGAAGGACAAGTTTCTCGTCCATCAGCAGATTCAAGTACTTGGAGTGCAACTGTGGCACCAAGAGAGATGCTATGTCGAGTTCGGTTGGGTCAACGGTCAAGTCTTTCTTGACCATGGCACGGAGTTCTTCTAGTTTCATTACGAGAGCATACCTCAAACGGCAAGCAAGTCAAGGTGTTTCTACAGTAAAGAACTCAAATGCAAATGTGGCTGTTGCAGTCATTGCATCGGGATTCTCTACACCGCTATCGAACTCTAATGAGGATATTTCCTTCGGGAACATATTGTGGAACTTGAATGTGCGAACCATATTGTTGGCACTACTGAACACCATCAAGTCCCCATCGTCCAGTTGCGATCCTGTTCGCACTGGCGACCTCCCAAACCCAAACGATTTAACCGTTTCCCAATCGTCTACCACACGCAATGCCTGTAGCCAGTTGTAGATTTCCAACCAGTTGTGCATGGTTTCGTCCACCAAGAACTTGATCTGTAGATCCTCGAATTGTAGGTTCTGAGAGGGAACCTTCAGCGTTCTACCGCTGCGAGGATTATTGGCAAGAACTTCTGCCACAGACACGCCTGGAATGTTTGCAGTTTGACAATTGTATGTCACGCCTGGAATCCGCGATAGGTGTAACTTGAATGCAGTAGGATACAGGTAGTTCTCTACTTGGGGTTTGCTGTTGTTGAAGTTGGCCATCTTTCCTCCATTCTATGTATCCAAAAACAAAGCGGGGAGGATTTCTCCCCCCCGCCTGTTTGGTTTCAGTTACCTACCAATCAGCCAGCGATGTTGGTTACCGCAAAGATACGGAAGTACTTGTTGTTGCGGGTTAGCGCAGTTATTCCACCAACATTGATGTCGATGATTCCGTTTGCCGGATCTACATTGTATGGATTAGTTGCCATACCGTAGCGAGTCTTGAACGCGATCTTCGGCTGGAATGTGCTTGGATCGGTTGCACGCACCATCTGTAGGGGTACATATGGGCAGTAGAACAGACCGGCATCGTAAGGGTTACCACCCTTGTAGCCAACCAGGCAGTAGTCTGCGGTAGCGAACGGATCGACATACACCTTGATGCGACCGTTTAGAGTACCCACAAACAGATCACCTGTATCATCAGGTGCAGCAATGCCGTTGCCGTTGAATGGACTGTTGTAGTCGAGCAGACCGGCGAGCGACAGAGCGGATGCAACATTGGTGCTGCATACGAGGAAGTTGCCCTTGCCGCGGCGAGTTGCTTTGGCAATTTCGTTGGCTTCTTGCTCGATGCGGTACACCAAGTACTTGAAGCGTTCCACCATCCAACGACCGTTTCCTGTTTGGCTCGCAGCGTTGTTCACAGTTGTACCCGTGATGGCTGTGAGATAAGCGGTACGGATGACCTCGCGGTTGATTTCACCGAGAATTTCTGTCGAAAGAATGTTCGACAGTTCGCTCTCAGCGTCAAGTCCGTGAACGGCCTTGAGGTCTTGTGCGAGTTCTGTGGTGTACTCGGCCTTCAGAGCGCGAGCCTGTGCAGTTACCGTTCCCTTGTCAATGGTGAATGCCATCTCAGCGAATGGAGTTCCTGACTCTCCGCGCTTTTCGAGTTGCGAAGATGTCATACCACCACCAACCGAGTAGTTGGCGTTCAGCGGATCAGTTTCAGCGTGTTCACGACCATCTTCGCCAGTAGTAGCGCCAGAGAAGTCGGTATCGGCTTCTTCGTGTAGTGCTTCGTCGCCAAGCGCGCCTGATGCAACATACTTTGAGCGCATGGCAAAGATGAGTCCTGTTGGACCACTCATTGGCTGCACAGAAGCAATGTCGTAAGCGATGATGTTTGGTAATGCTCTGCGAACAAGCGAAATCATCACTGGCGAGAACGAAGCAATGTTACCCAATGATGGGTCGCTATCCGAAGCGCCGGTGGCTGAAAGCGAGTTCACAGCAACTTCTCTGAGATCACGCTCGGTGTTCTCTAGAAGGACTGCGGTGACATTTTTACGGTATTGATCCTTGATTTCACCTGCTGAAGCGTGGTTCAGTACTGGTGCCCACTTTTCTGTGAGAAGGGATGCGTTTGCGATCTTTTCCATTTGTTGATATCTCCTTGTTATCCTCGGATGAGGTTATTGTTAGTTACGGAACTTTGAGAGTGTGCGAGTGTAAGCCTGCATTGCAGGTGACAATTGTGCATCGGGCGATGCGGCTGAATCATCTACGAGGGTGTCACGAGTCTCCTGTACCGGAGTCTTGAGATAGGTTTCCTTCAGCACACCGAGTTTGGTCTTGAACTCATCGACCGTATCGAACTCAATGCTCTCTGAGAGTTCCTTTAGTTTCTCAACTTCGGACAGGGTTAGACCAGCCACCGACTCGGAGAAAGCAATCTTGGCTTCCAACTCGCTGATACGCTGTGTCTTTTCCATACCATTCTTGATCTCTTCATTGACCTGTATGGTCAACTCGTCGATCTTGGTGTTTGCTGCTTCAAGTACATCCACCTTCTCTTCGGGGATGGTAATGAAGTTGTCGGTGAACAGATTGCGAAGACCTTCCATGAAGTTCTCTGCGATTTCTGTACGGAGACTGCGCTCTAGGGCAATCTTGTTTTCCTTGTACCATTCTTCGACAACATACGAAAGGTATTCGTCTACCTTTTCAGCCAGATCAGATTGCGTTGTTGCAACTGCTTCTGTGAGTGCTGTTTCGTAGTGTTCTTTGATTGCTGATTCGCGCTCGGCGATCACAGCACTAAAGATGGTTTCAGCCTTGGTCTTGAAGTCTTCGGAGAGTTGCTGTCCGTCGAAGAGAGGAGCAAGATATTCCTTCGCCTTCTTGGCCTCTGGCTTCAAGTCGGGCTTCTTGTTCTCTTCTACTTCTTCCTCTGCATCTTTCTCTTCGCAATCATCACACCACGGAAGATCGTCGTCTTCGTTGCATGAGCATTCCTCTTTGTCCTCTTCGTTTACGGCCTTCTTGGCCTCTTCTACTTCTTCTTCGTCTTTGCCCTTGCCCTTTTTCTTCTTGTCTAGCCAAGGTGGAAGTTTGCCTTCCGCGACGGTTGATTCATCAATTACTGCATCTACGCTCTCACGCAGGGTCTTCTTCACAGAGTCTTTAGGATTGCTCATTTGATATCTCCTTTAGGTAATGAAACCGCAACTATTTATGCCTAATCTGATTTTCACAGGCCCCGCAAGAAGGCAATGAATGCTTGCAGTTTTGCCTCGTCCAAGTCTTCCTTGGGGGTACGCTTGATGGTTTCTCGGACGCGCTCAATCTGCTTCCAATTGCCATTTTCTAGCACCCAATCTTTACCTTCCATGACACCTTCCACGAAGGCATTAGGTGCAGATGGGTCTGCTACGATGTCTATTGCTGCCAGATTGAAGTCACTTTGTACTTCATTGATGCCATCTTTGGTTGTTTTCAGCGAACCAACCCCGCGAGAAGACACCCCAAACTTGACTCCCTCATCAATCATGTTCTTGACGATTTTGCCATATGGGGTATCCATGACCTTGGCTTTACCCCAAATGTTCTTACCGTCGATCTTCATTTCCTTGATGATGTGGGATACGCGATCAAGGTTCAGTTGTGGGCCTTCAGGATGTCCCAACTCTCCCATGGCGCGATTAGATTCCACAAACTCTTTGTTGTAGCGCATGGCCTCTTTGACCAGTACTGAGTTGGGGTAAACGCGCCCATTGCGATTCTTGATATCTGACTGCATGAATACACCTTCTATGAAGTAAGACTTTTTGCCTTCCTTCTCCTCGGTGATGATTTGGATATCGTCTGTGTGTTCTGTAATGAGTTTCATGTTCAGTCCTCTTTCTTCTTCTTTTTGCTTCGGAGAATCACAAAGTCTTGTTTGTCAAGAACATCGTTGTGATTCTTGTCTAGTTTCTTTTGCTTGTCGGTTAGTTTCTTTTCATCAGCCTCTTCCAAGTGAATCTCGTGCTTGGCGTAGTCCTTCGGTTTCAGGAAACCCTTGATCTCCCGTGATGCGTACTTGAGATCCTTCCCAAAGAAATCCTTGGCATCATCAAGAATCTCCTCAACGGTTGTTGGTTCAAGTAGACCGAATGCTTTTCCGCCAGCGATGATGCCCTCTAGGCCTCCCTTTTTGTATGCCTTTTCTATGGCATCAAGCAGATCGTTGGTGGCATATTTTGTTTCATTCAGAGCCTTAAGGAAACTTTCGATCAAGTGGTTGTATTCATCCGTTGCTCCCGCCTGCTCTTGTGCAGCCTTCAAACTAGAAGTTACTGCACTCTTTACCTGATCCTTCTCGGACGCACTCAATTTCTCACCATCCTTCACCTTCACAATGTACTTGTTCAGTTTGTCAAATAGGTTGCGGAGCATGATCTTTGGCATCAATCTAAGCGTCTTTAGGATCTTGGATTTGCTCCAGTCTGCGTTCAAGGCAAAGGCGGTTGGTATCGTGAGAAATGTTCCTATAAGCATCGCAATGCTTGCGGCGTTGCTCACCGTAAACTTGACTGCCTCACCGCCGTCGGCCGCCATCAAATTGTAGATGTTTTGCAATACAGCGGACGCATCTTCCGACAACTCTTCACCCTCGTAAACATCGGTTTCTTTGCAGCCGCAATCTTCTTCCTCTTCACAAGAGCAATCGCCCTGTCCGTTTGCTTCCGAGCAAGGGCCATAGGTGATGGAAGCAATGCAACGCTTTTTGTCTTCCAAGTACACCTTGGCCTTTTGTGCCAGCAGCGTATGAATGCTCTTTTTGGAATCAATGATGTTTTCGTCTACGATTTGAGTTACGATTGATTTGCCTGTTAGCATGATCGCCCCTTTAGAATGTTCCACAGTTTATGGTCTTGTTAGTTATGGTTTCTGTTCCTGCCAGAGTTGCCAAAGTACCTGTTGTTGGTAAAGTAACCGTGGTTGCCCCTGTTTGCGTTAGATTCAGAGAAAATGCGCCAGAGGTTGTGAGGTTTCCCCCAAGCGAAATGGTTTTGCCAGTATTGTCCACACCAGTACCACCATACCGTCCCGTAACGACACCACCTTGCCATGTGCCGCTTGTGATGGTTCCTGTGGCTGTGATTGCGGTTAGATTTTTTGTGGTAATGAGTGTACCCGAACCGCTTGTAGAAGGAATGGATAATACGAGGGATTGGGACTCCGGGTTAGTCCCGACACCACTCCAAGAAAAAGTACAAGTAGTGCCGCCGGCACCCAAGGCGGCCGTATCCGCGTACAATACAAGAGAACTTCCCATGTGCAGGCTGGCTTTGGGGTTGCCTTGCAGCAGGCCGAGCCCGCCTGTATCAGTATTGTCAGAAAACACTTCGCTTGAATTGGTTGCTTGGGCCCACAAAGTGATGGCTTGGGCACTATCATCCCATCCCATGAATCCAAGACGAGCAATACCACCGAGTGTATCATACCAACGGAAAGCAATGCCGCGATCTTTGTTGTCATCGGTGCTTGGAGCCGTATCTCCACCAAGTGTGAACACAGGATCATCCACCGTGACGATGGTGGAGTTTACTGTGGTAGTAGTGCCGTTGATTGTGAGATCACCACCTATAGTCAGATCACCACCGATAGTCAGATCGTCGGTGATATCACCACCAATAGTCAGATCACCACCGATAGTCAAATCGTTGGAGATTGTGACGCTATTGGGTAATCCAACAGTAATGGTTGTGCCGCTTACAGAAGTTTCAACTTCGTCGGCAGTACCTGCAACCGTAATGGTTCCGGTAGTTGTGATTGCAGTTCCGCTGCCGTTGTCTGCTGCGGGAGTGATACTGGTTACTGTACCACCAGCATCAGTTGCTGTGATGGTGAGAGTATCTGTGCTTGCCTCTGTAGTAATGACAATCCCTGCACCCGCAGCGAGTGTTAGGGTATCTGAGGAAGAATCGGCAACGATGTTTGGTTGACCATCGACCGCAATAGTATTGAACACAGTAAAGGCGTCAATAGCGTCCGTATAGTATTTACCACCAACCGCAACTGCTGTTGTGTCGCCAGATGAGTTCTGAATACCAAGGTATACCTTGTTGCTTGCGCCGTTACCACCACTATCCATCGTGGTAGCAAGTTCACCGATGACAATATCGGTGCCTGCTACTGGCGCAGATGTGCCGGTGCTGCGCTTGATTTTGATGATGCTGTCTGCTGGCATAGGTTTCCTCTATCAGAACCAAACCACTATAGTTTCGGGTGTCTGTTGCCGTATTGTAATCCTATTTATGGTTCTAACGATCACGATTGGAGTTCTGGCGCGTGTTACTCGTACACGGTATCTCATCGTATTGCTCCTGGCTCTACAATGAATCGTCCCCTCACCAGTTTCAATGGATTTGCTGCTGCAATCAACTGAATCTCGTAGAAGTACTTGCCTGATGGAACCGCTGCCATCGTGTCCGCATCCACTTCTAACAGAACATTTCCTGCGATTCCGTTGTAGGTCAAGGTGAACTCTCCCGCATACCCCGTGACCCCCAATACGGTAGCAGCATCGTCCACCACTTCCAAAACGACATCGGTGCTGATCTCTTCTGTGGATCGACGCACTTGCATATGCCCGTGGGTGTATCCTGCAAGATTCACTCCTAGTTCATTGGAGTCTTCGTACAGAAACTCGATCTCTAACTTGGCACCCTGTTCGGTGAGGATGTCATAGATGGGAGTTGGCATTGATTACACCTTTGGTTTCTTTGGTGCTTTGGGAGCAATAGGTTTTGCGCCAGGAATGTTTGGTGCTTGTGGAACCACAGGGGGTGGTGCATTATCCACTTCGATGGGATCAAAGATGGCGTTGATCTGTTCAGGTCTAAGTGACGGGAATGCTGCACCAACGAGTGCCTTTGCTGCTTCTTTGGGCAATAGTCCCATTTTCGCATTGGTGACAATGACGAGCAGACTTTCTACTTGCGCTCCATTCAGAGCAGTATCTTGTACTGCGGCACCACCCGCGGCACCATTGGTAGGAGCAGTTGATTGTGTGACCTGTGGAGCATTTGGATCGGTAGGATTGACACTCATAGACGGGTCTTTGTCAGAACCAATGGTATCTAGACCAGTATCCACATCTTTGGTGACATCATTGGGACTTTGATCGTATCCTGCACCGTATGCTTTTGCACCACCAAGTGCTTTGATGAGATCAGGACGAGGTTCTGGCCTGATACCTGCTGCTATTTCTGTTTCTATTTCCTTGTCCATAGCAGCAATCTCAGATGGGTTCTGTTGCAGAATGTTTCTGCGAATGTATCCAAGCGAGTAGTACTTACCAATATACTTGTCAATGGTTTCAAGAGCATCAATGCGGGTCTTGATTTGAGCGGTGTCGCGTTCACCACTAATGATGCCTTCTTTCTTTTCGGCAGTCACTTGTGTATTCAGTTCTGTAACCAACTCTTCGGGTTGCATAAGAATGTGCTTGCGAATCCATGCAGTAGAGAAGTAGCGTCCCAAATAGTTGTCAACACTACTAAGCAACTCTAGTCTGCTCTTCATAATCTCTGCATTCTTCAACTCGGTGAAGTGAGAGTCTCGCAGATAGTCCAAGTGAATCTTGAACTCAATGTCAGGCCACTCTTCGGGTCTGATGATTTTCTTGAGCAACAACTGTCTACGCAGAATCTGCAAAAACAGGCCGTTGAACTTGCTGCGTAGTTTGCTGACAAACTTGGAGAACTTGAGTTCATCTCTTGTGATTTCGCTAGACTTGCCAAGGTTGAATCCATTGGTGCTTTCTAGACGGGAAATGGGAACATTCAGCGAGCGATAGAGTTTCTTCTTGAAGTACTCTACATCCTGCATCTCGCTGAGATTCTGTCCACCCGGTAGCGTTTGAATCTCTGTGCCCTTACCACCTTCACGACGAGGCAACCAGTAGTCTTCAAGCATACTCATGTGACGCTTCTCATCTCTGAGTTCGCCCGTGGTAGCATCGTAAACCAGTTTGTTGCGATACTTGTTCATCAGACTCTTCATGTACTCTTCTGCCTTCATCTTGGGCAGAGAACCGATGTCAATGTAGAAGATGCGGCGCTCAGGTGCGCGAGAGATGCGATAGATCACTACGGCATCTTCGATCATACGCAACTGGTTTAGTGGTTTGATTGCCTTGTGCAAGTAACTGATGATGAGTTTCTTGGTGGGATCAAACAGGCCCGAGTTGATGAAAGCAATGGAATCAGGACTAATCTTGATTGCTTGACCAGTTCCCATACCCGGTCTAGTTTCAGGTGTGAACAAGAAGTACTCAAGCACATCCCCGATCAGTTCGATGTTTGTGCCTGGTTGCTTTTCTTTCTTGATCTCTTGCACCTTGCGGATGTTTATTGGATCAACGAACCGCAACTCTTGGATGCCTTTGGATTGCTGCTCGGGGTCAACGATCATGTGGAAGTAGATGCGACCATCCACATACCACTTGCGAAAGATTTCGTATCCGCGATTGTTGAAGTCGAGCATCCTGAGAATCGTGCTGAACTCTCCACGAATGGCGTCTTTCACCTTGTCAGGCATAGCAACATCATCGAGAACCAAACGAACCGTTGGAGTACCTTCCTCGGTTACGATTGCTTCGTTGATGATATCATCCACGGCGCTTTCGATTTCGCCATGGTTGACCATGCTTCTGTATTGTGTGATTTGGCTATTCTCGTCCCTGATTTGACCATCAAGGTCTAGTGTGGACGCATAGAATCCCGACGGCGCAATCTCTAAAGAAGCGGTTCCATCATCGATATTAGGGGCGACAACAGATTTTAGTCTGCTGTCGCCCCTATCGGCGGATTCACCGTTATCTTTGCGCCGTCTTCCAAGTGGAAAGCCAAACAGATCGCTCAAAGCCATAGTAAAATCTCCTCACTCTTGGGTAGACTACGATTACGAAGTCGTGATCTGGCTGGCCTCGCCGTCCCGGCCGCTTGGGTTCTGTGGCTGTTCGACCGTCCACCACGAGTATGCCCATTGAATCTCGAACTCTTCAATAGCATCATTGCTATCTGCTGCGAGTTCGATTGCGGCAACACTTGCAGGCCAGGCGTGCTTGAACTTGTAAGTACGCAACCCCTTGCCATCGACATGGTGCAGTTGTGTCACCGTGATATCGGTGCTGTATTTGCTGATGTCGGTTTCACCGATGTTACCTTCGTGCGAGTGGATGGCATTCTGCCATGATTCCATTGCACGACGAACTACGAAGTCGGTGTCATTGATGACTGTGGTGTTCCATGTTTCTTCAAACTGGCGAACCCCGGCCACATAGACGCTGCGACCACGATACGGAACTGCGATGCGAGTTACCTCTGAAGAAGGCAATGATGCCGACTTGCACAGGTAAGTTATCTTGTCTAGTGCCTGAGTACCACCAATCATTGGCGTACTACCGCAGAACACCTCAAAGATGTTTGGACGGGCGCCACCGCCTCTTAGGTTTGCTGCAAAATCTGTTACTTTAATCGCCATACTAGTCTCCTTTAGTTACCTTGAATGGTTCAGAAACCACCCGCTACTTCTGAGAAGTCTACACCTGTGCGTGTAGCAATGAAGTTCAGAGTGATGAAGTTGATCGAACGAGCAGGCTTGATATAGATGTCTGCTACGAAGCGATTGCTATCAATTACTTCGGGGGTGTTATTGCTTGAATCGCAAACAACCTTGAAGTCTGTTAGACCTCTACGACCCTGAACATCGCGCAGGAACGGTTCAACGAGTGACACGAACGAAGCGCGTGTGAACTCGTCGTTGAACTCGAACAGTTGGAACTTCGATGCTGTAGCGATTGCCTTCTCTAGCACAATGAACAGGCGCCGCACATTGATACGGTCGAATGCACTTGGCTTGGCAAGACCAGTTTTGTCTCCGAAGAGAACTGTGCCTTGGCCAGGGAAGGATACCACAGGATTGATACCTACCTGATACAGTTCGTCACGCTGAGTCTTGTTGGGATTGAAAGCCAACCTGACCACACGCTTGATCTGACCACGGTTGTATCCTGCTGGCGAATACCACGGATCGCGGTCAGAATCTGTGCGAGCGCACAGACCTGCGGTGTCACCGTTCAGCGGAACCCAACGGAACTTGTCGTTGTATGGATCGTACTGATATTTCCATCCGCTGTCGATTACTGCATATGAACTGGAAACATTGAAAGTTTCGTTGCGCCATTCAATCAACGCAGAAGTTAGTTCTGCTGCGTTTGGTTCGTCAAAGATATCTGTATATGGTGCAGTTACAAATGCTACGCAGTCTTTGCGCGCCTCTGCGATCTGTTGAATGAGGTCTTGTGCAAGTCCGGTGTGAACTGCGTCGGCGCCTGCACCATCAGGAGCGCCAAGCAGAATCAGAGAAACATCAACCTGTTCTGCGTCCATGAACAGTCCATATCCA